TTATCAAGACCTTTATCATAGTATAGCCTCACTTCAACCTGACTATTTTCTTTTGTCAATCTAGCTTTAGCTGCTTTGCACTTAACAATATTTCCCACAACCTCTTTACCATCCTTTTCTTTCTTCTTGCCAAGATATATGATTGTGCTTGCTGCGTATTTAAGTCCACTTCCACCTCCCATCTCCTTTGTAGGAATATAAGAACCAACTACATCATATGTATGATTGGTAACTATCATTGGGACGTTTGCTTTACCTAACTTTAAGGTCAAGACTCTGAAAATTGACTTAACAATCTGTGCTCTAGTCATGTCACGAGTCTCTTTACCTGCTTCAGCATCCTCAACTTCCTTAGTTGTGGATAACATACCAAGAGAATCTAAAACAAACATTAAGGGTTTTCTCTGGTCAGCAGGTTGCTCTAAATATTTGTCTAATATTCTGATAGATTGTGTTCTAAACTCTTGCACCGTGGTAACAGGAACAATCATCATACGAGATGAATCAATGCCCCTATCCTCAATCATCTGCTTACCTATCGCAGATTCTGACTCGAAATATATGACACCAGCATCGGGATCAGACTCAAGGAAATACTGCACGATGCCAAGACAAAAATAAGTCTTACCAGTACTTGACTCTCCAGCGAGAGCAGTGATTTTGTTTCCTGGGATGCCTCCATAGACTGACCCAGAAACAAGAGCATTAAAAATATAGCTGCCAGTGTTGATAAAGTTGCTTGTATCACCAGCTGCCACTCCATCACTGACCAGTGAAGCATATTCATTGTCAATCTCCTTAACGATGTTTTGTAAGAAACTCATGGTGTCTTCTTATATAATTTAGTAATGTAATTGGATCGCTTCATGGCTCTTTGAAACCATGTTGCTTCATCTTCATCAAAGAATTCTTTTTCTGCTGGATTTTCTCCAGCACTGAAAGCTTTCTGATACTCAACGATGTATGTGGTCATCCGAATAGGAACTCCAAACTAGCGATTTTTTCTGGCTTCCATCCAATCGTATCCATGATGACCTTAATAGGCTCCAAGAAACTCTTCTGGAATTGTAGGTCATAGTCGATGTATTTGTCAAGTCCTAACTCTGAAGGAAAGGTCTGAAAGAATGAAACAACATTCTCATTAATTTTATTAGGTGTCTTAAGATAAACAAATTTTATCTTCTCTCCATCTTGAATCAAGGGATACTTATGATTCAACTTATTCTTTTTAATATAAAAATTGTACAAAAGAGATCCACGCACATGTATTGGCGTGCCTTTTGTATATACAGTGGCTGGATGTGCCCACTTATTTAGATTGTTACAACCTCTAGGAAATGCAATGTCTTCAACAGGCAATTCATTAAAGTGATCTCTAAAATCTGCTATAAATTTCTGTGTCTCTTCTTCAGATTTATTCATGATAACTTCTAGAGTATCTTTAATCTTCTGACGACAAGCACCTGGTGTAGAAGACTTAACTGCTTCGATACCCATCATCTTTAACTTAGGTTTCTCAAACCTAACACCCTCAATGTCCCATGCATTTAAAATGTATCTCTTCTTGGCAGTCCATATACCTTTCTCGGCAATGGTCTCCCTCTTCATGAACATTTTTTGGTCGTACGCTGAAACGTAGTCGGCCAATTCTTGGTAAGCACTTTCAATATAAGGCTCAAGTTTAGTCTTACACACCTTATCAAGGAACGTGACAATGCTTTGAGCAGTTTTCTCTCTCCCCTTGTATACAGCTTCAACCATAGGACCGAGATGCAAATAAATGCTATCGGTATCACTAGCAACGACATAATCCTTCTCCTCAGTTTTAAGTATCTTATTCAGATACTGATTCATTTTGTTTTCAATCCAACGGATGCTAACCTGCCCACTGAGAGTAATCGCCTCAGCATTAGATAAGTTGTAATATCTAAAGTATTGATTTCCAATGGCACCATAAGCCGAATTGAGCTGGATCTTTCGAGCCATTTGGATGTTATTGAATTTACTAATATCTCTTTGTAGTTTGGCACTTGGCGAAACTTCATTATCCCCCTTCGCCTTGAGCATTTTCTTTTTATAAATCGTACGCTCTTCATAAATCTTCTGCATCATTTCTGGTAGGAAACCTTGGATGTCCTTACGGTATTGAGCACCGTTAGCACACACTGCAAACTCTCCTGAGAACTCAATCTCTTGGTTTAGAATCCGTTCAACGCTCGAGCTGGGATGTCTAGTCTCCCAGAGGGTTTCTGGTGAGATGTTGTACTGCATAATAAGATGAGGATACAGACTATTGAGATCAAAACTGACCACCCAATCATACTGTCCTGGAATCGGTTCCTTGACATAAGCACCTGCGTATTTTTCGTCTTTCTTAGATCCCTTTCGAGGAGGAACAACAATGTTACGATCTTTTAGATAATTATATATCATCGTGTCCCACATTCGGACTTGAGAATATACATCTTCCAGATTAACCTTGGCATCATATGCCATAGTAACTGCCAACTCAACAAGTTTCATCTTGTCTTCCAGTCTGTCGATCAACTCAACGTCTTGGATGTTATACTCCATAAACTTCTGCCAATCATTTGTATAGAAGTCTTTGAAGTTTTCATACTCGCTGTGATCAATCTTACGTTGACCTAATTCGACATTCGCAATATGATCCAACCTATAGGATTCTTGATTAGTATAGGTAAACTTTCTATACAAGTCAAGGTAATCTAAAATATTGACACCAGAAATATCATAAGCATAATTCTTACGTCCTTGTATAATCACCTCACGCTCATTAGCACGATTCCAAGGTGACAATGAATTCATCCACTTGTCACCAAGAACACGACTAACTCTTCTACAAATATAAGGTACGTCATACAGGTTTACATTCCATCCTGTAAGAATATCTGGTGTATTCTGTGCCCACCATTGAACAAAATGACTGAGCATTTCCTTTTCATTCCAAAAGAAATTTGTCTCAAGACCTTCTGGTGGATCAAACTCTCGTGTTGCCCAACAATAATATTTCTTAGTCACCATATCTTTAATGGTGATAGAAAGCATTTCTTCTGCTGCTGCTTCTACATCAGGGAATCCATTCTCACATTGAACCTCAATGTCCATTGCGAAAATCTTCATCTGCTTCATATCATAATCAACTTCACCAGGAAATTCCTTGGCGATATATTGATATACAAATCTTTCATATCCATAGACTTTAAATCCGTGGACATCCTCATACTGCTTGATGAATTCTCGTGCTTCCCTAGCACCTTCAAACTTTACTGATTTAACATCAACACCATCTAAAGTTTTATATTTCTCCTCCTTGTTTGAAGGGACAAACAGCGTAGGTGAAAAATGGGCACGAGTCTGGACTTGTTGTCCATTCTCATACCCACGATAAAGGATAGTATTACCTGCTAGTTGAATGTTCGTATAGAAACTACTCATCCTCCTTTTGATACTCTCCTAGAATTTCAGTTGATGGATCCACTATAGTCAAAACTGAGTCAGATGTCAAGAACAAATCTCGTTGCTTTGAATACTTAGGAAACTCTTCCAACTTCCCATCTACGATTTTCATACATCCTTCAACCAGAATAGAGGGTTCCTCATCCAGCTCCGTCACCTTCCCCATCAGGTAGTCCTGTCTGTTCTGCAGTAGTAGTATTTTGAGCATTGATTGCTGCCTCTGTAAGTTGCGTGTATTTTTCTAGAACCGTATCAATTGGTTCATATGCACTGATGATTTCATCAAAACGCACAATGACCTTTGGTTCTTTTGCTAGTGGCACATATGGGTGCATAACAAGTGTAGGATTAGAGATCTTATTAATACTATCTCCACCATCAATAGTAAGTTCTTCGTCTAGATGTACGAAGTATGGATGCTCTAATTGATATCCTAAGATTTTCTTATCACCCTCTTGAGTGATCTCTTGGATCTGACAGATAACATCATCTCCGTTTCTTGTTCTTACGATTCTTATGCTCATAGGATCTACGTTCAATTTCAGTAATAGATTGTTTAATAATGTCCTTTAAGATTCTACTTTCAGGAACGTCTTTTTGTTCTGCAATAGGTCTTACGTGTTTCATCAAG